GAAGAGCTGTTGAGAATTGAGGGTGCGTTCAGAGAAATCCAAAGAATGAACGCAGAGGTTAAGGCCAGAGCAGAGGCAGAAGCGAAAGCGTTAGATGCGATTGAGATAGTACCAGAGGCAGAGGACACAGAATAACTAGCAAATTGAGGCTGCAGGCGAAGAAGCTTAACGCTTCCTAGGAGCAAAGAGCTGACGCAACGAGGCCCGTGCCAGTTAAAATGCAGCCTCACGATACGAAAGGAGACAACATGAGATACCTGATAATAGCAATACTGCTGATAAGTTGCATAGTTACGCCTGTGTTTGCAAAGCAAGAATATAACGCAATGGAAAACAGGTGGGAAACCGTACCAGACAATTCAGATTGGGATGTAAAATATAACGCCATGGAAAATGAGTGGAGCTATCAACCTGAAAAAGCACAAACAGAGTATAACGCCATGGAAAATAAATGGGAATGGGATAGCGGTAAAAATTAAAAAGAAAGGATAGAATATGGGCGTACCAAGGATATTAGGGGCAAGAGAACTAGCGCTATACAGGGAAACCAGGCAGAAGTTGCATCTATCCAAGGCTATTAAGGCTAAGTGCTATGAATGCAATGGAGAGGAAGAGAGCAGGCCAGACTGTGAAGTAGATCGTTGCCCTCTGTACCCTTATCAAAGGGCCTACAAAAAGTTGGATCAAAGAAAGGGAAGGTAATAATATGCTACAGAGATATCATTTCAGGGCCATAACAGACCCGGGAACGAAGGAGGAACTAGAGTTCGCTACTAAAACACTAGGCAGGAAGGATGAGGACTGGACATGGATGTCAAAACGCATGAAGCATTACGGAAAGCAGCGGATCGAGCAATTCGCAGTAGGCATAAGGAAAGAAGAATATGACAGGATAGATAAGAAATACAAAGACAAGACATATGGCAAGAAGGAGTTGATATGAAATTAGAAATATACGATATATTAAGAAAGTTCCACAAACAAATACTAATACCGCTGATGGGAAAGAAAAGTTTGAGCGATTGGGAAAAATGTGCATTAGAAACATTGAGCGGTGTATTCTATTTAGTTGAGCAGGTATTCAGCGAAGATAAGTAACAGAAAGCGCCAAGCAAGCTCCCAGAAGTATTGACAGAAACATAGTAGTATGATATATTTATAGTGTAAGCGGAGTAGCACTCCGCAACTTTATCCGGACAAGTGGGTGTATACACACATCTACTTGTCTTTTTTAATATACAAAAGGATAGTTATGTCGACGGAGAAAAAGAAAATAGGTCGCCCATCCCAGTTTCACACAATCAATCAAGAACAACTTAAGCAATTAGCATTAGACGGTTGGACAGATAAGAAAATAGCTGTCTTTTTTAATATAACTACAACCACACTAGACAATTGGAAGAAAAAACATCCAGAGTTTATTGCCTCCTTAAGAGACTGGAAAATAACAGCAGACCTTAAGGTAGAAAAATGTTTATACAAGCGGGCTCAAGGGTTTAGGTACAAAGAGGTAACAACTGAGTATATCGAAATCGGAGAGTCCAAGACCCCGGCAAAGAAAACCAAAGTAGTCACAAAGCAACTACCCCCAGACCCCACATCAATGATATTCTGGCTCAAGAACAGGCAACCGGACAAGTGGAGAGACAAGAAGGACGTAGAGGTAATCGAACTAACCCCAGAGGAAAAGCGTGCCAAACTTGCTAGAATCAAAGCCATTATCGGGTCAGACGACAGCGATACCGAGTAAAGAACTCTTTGCCGCAGAGAGTATCGCAGTACGGGATAACCCTCTTAGCCTGGTAGAGAAGAGTATGCTCCATATCAAGACTAAAGCCGGAGAACTCCTGCGATTAGACCTCAATTCCACCCAAATTAAGCTATTCCGTAAGATTAAAGAACTCCGTAAGCAAAATAAGATGATCCGTATCTGGGTGCTTAAATATCGCCAGGGAGGAGTATCCACACTTATTGAGAGCATTATATACGCACTGACCTCACAACAGCACAATATCAACTCCCTTATACTAGCAGATGAAAAGGATCACGCAAGTAACCTATTTGAGATGTCCAAGCTGTACCAGGAGAAACTAGAGGAAACAGATCCACACCTGACCGTGCCTTTAAAGAAGTCCAATGAGAAGAAACTAGAGTTTGAGGGGCTCCATTCACAGATACTTATAGCATCCGCAGAGAACACAGAGGCAGCCAAGAGCCGGACATTCCAGATCGTACACATATCAGAGGTAGCATACTTCCGTGATTTAAAGACAATATTGGGTGATTTGAACCAAACCGTGCCTGATTTACCCGGGACAATGGTCATAGGTGAGACCACAGCGAACGGTATGGATGAGTTTTATAGGCAATGGCTAAGAGCGATAGAAGGCAAAACAGACTGGATACCGCTGTTCTTCCCCTGGTTTGAGATGGTAGAATACTCCATGCCACTACAGAACGGAGCGCTGTACCCACTTGAGGGCGTTAACTTTGACGCAGATACCTCATTACAGGTCTTTGAGACTGAAGAAGAGGCATTACAGCAGGAATTCAACCTCACTGATGAGCAGTTAAACTGGCGTAGATACGCAATAGTAAACAAATGCCAGGGCGATTTGAACATATTCAAGCGTGAATACCCTGCCACATGGCAAGAGGCGTTCGCAATGAGCGGTGAGTTATTCTTCGATCGCAAGGGCCTGGACAAGCAATTAGAGAAGCGCCCGATCGCACAGGGAGAGATATTCTTCCAAAACCTTAAATGGGAGTGGAGAGACCTCAAGCACGGTAGAATACAGCTATTTGAGCGCCCACAGGCCGGTGAGCAGTACATAGTGACAGGAGACGCATCCGAAGCCGTAGGATCAGACGAAGCAGCAGCACTGGTGCTTAACAAGCGTTTAAACACTACCGCAGCGCAGGTAGTCGGGCAGATAACACCAGAGGACTTAGCCCAGATAGAGATAGCCCTAGGTAACTTCTTCAATCAAGCCCTTATAGCCCAGGAAAGTAAAGGCTATGGATATCAAGTAAATCAGTTAATTAATGCAGCATATGGCAATATATACCGTAAGGTAATCACCAAAGACGGCATAGATACACCCACAGGAGAACTGGGGTTCAACACCAACTCAGTCACCCGGCCCTCAATGTTGGCTCAAATGGGCGAAGAAATCAAGAATAACTCTACGATACTCAATTCAAAGGAACTCATATCAGAGTGTCGGACGTTTATTGTAAAGAAGGACAAATTAGGCAAGGTAACAAAGATAGAGGCACAAGACGGATACCAAGATGGCCTGGTGATATGCCGGGCCATAGCCTCTTATGTAAGGAATCAGCACCCATATAAGGCAGTTAACACTAAAGATACCCACGCAAGGCAGAAGGCTTTGATAGCTGAACGCAGACAAAAGAGGAGTTTCTAGTATGGCAGACGAAAACATTAAAGACGTCAAATTTGAGATTGAACCCAAGAGCGCCTCTGATAAGAAAATGGAAGCAGCAGGCATACCAGTATATATGGAAGTGCGAGAACTGTCTCCTGATCAGAAGAAGCGTGCCGTCAAAGAGATAAGAGCCGAAATCAAGGCTATCCAGGAAGAGCGGGACAACGATCAGCTTGAAAAGAAGTGGGAAGCGCTAGAAAATCAATACAAGGGCGAGGTAACAGATGATGATCTATCTCAATTCAACCTCAATAGAAATGTAACCAAAGTCAAAATAGACAATATAGTCACATCTTGCTCAGAGGCTTTCTTTGAATCAGATCCTATGTATGCAATCACACCACGGCCAGAATACGGTAAGAACAACATAGAGGTATGCGCCAAACAACAGGATTTCCTAGATTACAAGGTAGATAACCTACCATTTATGCCTGAATTAGACCTCGTATACCATTCAGCAGCAGTCAAGGGAACGGGTTGGCTAGAGATATTTTACGATATTAAGCGTGAGGATCGCAGAAGAGAAGAGTCCTACGAGGCTAAAATGGAGCAGGTCGATGATGGACAGGGCAATGTGACTATGGTTAGCAGAGGTTTAGAGGAGTTCCTATCTAACTGGCCAGACGCAGCCCTTGATCACCCAGGCTACATCAAGAGACTTATGGACGGCAAAGACATAGAGTTCGTAGCTGACTATAAGGAAACCATCTATAATGACCCCAGGCCCAAGTATCACGACATCAAGGACGTATATGTAAGGCTTAAGACAGATGGCCTTGAGGGCCTAAAGACTACCAGGCTGATAGCCATAAAAGAGAACTTCACCTATTGGGAACTCAAAAGAGAAGAGGCAGATGGCAAATTCTATGATATAGATGAACTCGTAATGAAAGAAGGCAAGCGCCCGGACAACTTTGAGACCATGGACTTCAACATATTAAAATGCACATATTACTTCCGCATGAAGGAAGGCGAGGATAAAGAGACCAAAGTAGTGCTTTGGCTAGCAGAAGAAAAGAAGATGATCATAGGCTCAACGCTGTATCCATACTACTCCGTAGGCTGTACCCTGATACCATTCCATGTAAAGCGCAAGGTCAAGGGCATATATCAACCAGGTGTAGCAGAGGATATGACAGACAGCAACCTAGCAGAGAACGCAATACTCAACATGACCCTAGAGACAGCATACATACAGAACACCGTAACCCCAATAACCAAAGACGCAGAGACTCAGGCGCAGTTCCTAGAGAAGAGATTTGCTCATGGCGTACCCATAGAGGCAGACTCAAATAGTATAGACTTTCTGCAAAAGTACATGAAACCCGCTGATATTGGTGGATTATTGAGCCTTATGCAGTATTTAGTATTAGGAGACGATCAGGTAAGTAGAGTATCAAGCCTTATGAGTGGAGCAGAGAGCCCATTTGACCCCAACGCCCCCGCCAGAAAGACCATGGCCCTCCTACAGCAGAGCGGTAGAGGCGTAATGGACTATGTAAAGCATCTGTTGCCATCATTCAACGAAATAGGCTATATACTACTAGCAATGTACTTCCAGATGTCCAAGCAGGGCAAGGCGTACACCCCTAAACCAGAGAGAATAGTAGGAGATAACCCGTTCTCCACGCTAAATCGCAATGAAATGGTAGCCAGGACAAATATCCAGGCCCAGGCATTCGCTTTCGTAGAGGATAAGGTCAATGAAAAGGTGCTGGACCTATCACTATACCAGGCAGTAAGACAAGAGCCATTGATAGCCAAGAACCCAGATGCGGTGCATTTCCTATTAAAGACTTTAGTAGAGGGTTGGTCAAAGAAATGGAAGAATGCAGCGCTTAAAGTAATCCCGTCCATGGAGCAGTTCCAGAAACAGAAGCTCGAGGCAGCGCTCAATGGCGTAGTAATGTATGCCGGCAAGGTGCTAGAGGACTCTAAAGTAACAGGCGTTGAACCACAGATCGATCCAGAGCAGTTATTAGCCGTAGTGTCTGACCTACAGGCACAACTCGTAACCCCGGTTGACCCGGCAGTACAGAAGGAGCAAGAGAAAAATGCTTAAGCATAGAAACCCCTATGAGCCTTTAAGCGTCAAAGAGAAGCTAGCGAAAGAACAGGATCGCAAGGATATAGCCCATAGGATAGCATCAGTGACTAAAACGGCAGCAGAGTGCTTAGACGACCCCAAGTTCAAGAAATATAAGGATGAGTTTGAGGCTATGCGCAGGGATATATTAGCCAAACTACATGAACCTATGTTCCCAGACCCAACACAAGACGCCTATTATCTAAGGGCTTGCATGAATACTATATTGATACTAGAACAGATCATAACCAAACCTGAAAAGGACACAAGGAGGTAATATGTCACCACTTAGAGATGGTAGCGGCCCCGCAGGACAAGGCCCACGGACAGGTAGAGGATTAGGAAACTGTAAGCCAGGCACTAGAACCAGAAG